TGTGAACTGGAACAGTAACCATGTCTTGCTTTTCTGAGTAGCCCAAGGAAAACTTTATGCAGGAAGGCTTCTGAATTTTTCTATATGTAAAATAATTCTTTGCTCTTTCTGAAGCAATTAGATTGTTATGAAGCCTTTTAATAATTAACTCATCAAAAGTTTTGTATTGCTCTTCTTTAACTAATGCCTTGTCTATTTCTACAGCAAGATTTGTTACTTTTTCTTTGCTCTTAATAAATCTAGCAGACTCAAAATATGTTCTTCCAGATGTATGCATCACTAATTCTATAAGGTCTGCAGATTTTTGACAAGAAAAGCAAAAGAACATTCCGCTGTCTTTTTGCACTTCTCCTGCTGGGGTTCTGTGATTATTGTGAAATGGGCAAAAGATCATGAAGTCTGCATCAAGTTCAGACTCTACTGTTATACCCGATCCTGTAAGGACTCGCTTGACTTGTTCTGCGGAATAAAGATTGGATTGGTTCCGTCTATTCCTGCTATCCATGTGCTCTTCCTTTTCCCTGCGTAGACTGCCTGTACCGATAGTTCAAATTCAAAAAAGTTCTTTATCTCATTATACCTTATAGTGAAATCTGGGTCAAGATCAATTCTTGGCACATACCCACTAAGTTTCATCTCTGTTGTCAATAATCTTATATACTCTTCTTTAAGTCTTCCAATCATTGAGTCGTCATAAATTATGCCATCAAGATAAAACCTTTTAATAGGCTTGTGATGGTAGAAGGTTGGTGACAAGTTCTTCTTAATTTCTGACATACCATATTATAACTACTTATCTTCAAAGTCTTTGTACCTGTAGTATCCCTTATCAAAGTCACACTGTACCAAAAAGTCTCCCATAAACCCATTACGGTTCTTTCTAAAGGCACACTAAATAATATCGCTGTTCGTACCACGACCTAGTGCAAGCACCCAGTCAGCATCGTAAGCAATCTGCCTTGACCATGCTGTTTGACCAAGTGTAGGGACTGTAGACAGATCATTAACATCGTCTGGAGTAGCAGATGAGATAGCAATGATAGGAACCTCTTCGCCAATAGCCATTAGTTTAAGTTCTCTTGAAAGGTTCTTCATTCGTACCGTTTCATTATCTGACTTCTGATTGGGAGCCATCAACTGAAGGTAGTCAACGATTACAAAGTCTGGCTTGTACTGATCAATCTTTCCACGAAGGACTGAGGGGTTAATCTCGCCACCTTGGTCATTTGAAATAATGTGAAACTCTGGCTTACCTTGTAGATGTTTAGCATGCCACATCTTTAGGGTTTCCACTTCAATCTCACCATTACTGAGTTTTCTATGAGACCACAAGCCTTCACCCATGATTGTAAATACACGGTTACGAACTTCTGTCTCTGACATCTCAAGGGAGATTACAAGGGGTGTCTTACCCTGTTTCCAGGCCTGTACAGCGAAGTATAGAGCCATCCATGACTTTCCTATACCTGGGTATGCTAAGAAGACTCCTAACTGCCCTGGCATAATTCCAGAGGGTAGGTAGTTATCAAATCCTGGTAGGTTGGTTTTAATTCCAACATGACCTAGAGCCTGTTGCTCTTTTAAATTTTCAAAGTACGCTATTGCGGACTGAAGATCAGTTACATCAATATCACGGATTGCTGAAGTGTTTTTCTTTAACTCAGATGTCTTAGTAATGAGTTGGTCAAGAGCCTCCCCACCATTACCAGTCTGAATCTCGGTTGCTGCAGTTCGGATAATATCTTTTAGGCTATCAGTGAGGTACTCTGACTGTAACTCTTCAAGATGATGTTTTGTTGCACCGACTCCATCAATGGGTTGAAAATCTCTAAACTTGTCTACAACAAGATCGAGTGGTGGAATAGACTTATTATGCTCAAAATAGTTTCTTATAAAGTTCCAAACATCGTTGTGGGTTCTTAGTAAGTTATCCACATTTGCTTGGAGAAGAACGTGAACCTGCTTATCGTTAAGGACTGCAGAGATTAATTTTGCTTCTGTATTATTCACTTAGCCACTCCTTTGCCATTCGTCTACGCTCTGCTCTCTCTTTGTCATCTTGTTGTTTATCTCTTTGTGCCTGCAATATTTTTTCTGCATTGTATGCAAAATAATTCCAAGTAGGTGTCTGTGCTACATTAAAATAGTGCTCTAGCAAATCATACAGCATTGGCATGCCGTAGGACTCTATAAGGGCATCTGCTGCCCATTGTTCTACATTTAAATTTAGTGATGGCTTTTGCTCATACTTTGCAGTATGGTGTTTACTGTAGCGTGAAAGCAAAGCCATTCGGTCTTTGCGTTCGGCCATTACTCGTTGATTTCAGACTTTGCTTCGTTAATCTTTTCAGCAAGTTTATCTTCAACAAATTTATAAACACGCTCAAACGCATCGTTTGTGCTTTCGTCACCACGCTTAGAATCTACAATACCAAGATCAAGTCTTAGTGATTGAAAGTTTCCTAGGTTAAGTGTGTACCCCAGTGTTACAGATACCTTAGTTAAATCATTTTCCATCTTCATACCCTTCGTTAAATAGATTCAGACCAGATTGGAATGAATCGACCATCTTCAGTTCTCGTATATGTAAGTATACCATCGCCCATTCTACGTGTCAACTCTTGTTTGCTAGGCGTAATATCATTTGTTATTAATTTATCTTTTCTTGGTCTACCAATATGGTATGAAGCAAGTATATCACGTATGGCTCTTACCTGTGATTCTGAATAGTATGATCTTATTTGAAATCCTCTAGCCCCACCCTTTTGAGATCCCGTTGGAAATGGGATGACTCCTCGTTTCATTAGTGATGGCATATACTTTTTGTGACGATTAACTAAATCAGCAGTCTGCCCTACGGTGTATGCTCGTTCTCTTTTATTTTTAAAATCACTAATTAAACAACTTTCAATTTGATCATTAGTAATATTATAAACAGACATTATTCCGTTAGATTTATTTAAGTGATGGATTCTAACAAGACTACCATTTAAAAACCAAACTTTTTTATTCCCTGGAATTATAGGGAGGAGATTGTAGCCTTCGCTCTCAATTGTTCCTTTTTTAGTAGCCATCTACCCTCCGCAGTACTTTGAGGTGGATTAAAAAATCTTCTTGATCCACAATACAAACAATACATTTCTAGGTGCATAGCAGAACTATATTGACGATCAATAAACATTCTGGACCTGCATTTTATACACTTGATCATTGATTTGGTATGCCCATTATAAGAATGTGAACGGCAACAGATAGGTCTCCGCTTGTGCCAAATCGCACAGTTCCTTGAGCAGAAGATGTAGTTATATCATTAAGAACAACTGTTACATTTTTACCTGCTGGAGTATTTCTAACGTTTACTGGTGTTGCAGTTATGATTGGTCTATGTCTAAATTCAAATGGGTAGGGGATAGGAAATGTGAACTCTTCCCCTGCTGTAGTTGTCTGCTTTGCAATTGTAACTTCGGAAGCCACAATCCTTAAATCATTAATGTTTTTATTGTCTACACTACCGCCTATATTAATGTGAACACGCTTATCTGTAGCAGGAGTAGTTGTTGCTAACTGATTTACTGCACTAGCAAGTTGATAGATGTAGGTCACATCTAGTGGTTGGCCTCGTTCTGGTAATGGGATGATTGACATGGTTATTCTATTATACCAGAACCTGTCCAGAATCATATACCGCTAAATCAGAGTTTAGTTCTTTAGAGAATATACCATTATTAAGATTGCCAGTATACTTTATCTGAACTATGACTCTTACTGGCAGGGTTCCTGTTTTGATAAACTGATAAGTGTTTGTTAATGTTGATCCATGCCATGTTGGGCTAACATTATTGAAACCTACAAAAACATCAAATTCTGGTCTTTGTATTGGGTTTTGCCAGGTTACGCTTACGCTCTCTTTTGAGATGCTTACATTTCCAAGAACAGTCTCAATAGGTGTGGAAAGCACAATATGGTTTTGGGACCAATGAGATGCCCTATTTTTATCTTCTGAAACAACTCTATATCGAACAACATATTCGTTGGACGCGATTACTGTTCCTAATTTTTCCTTTGAAATAATTGCTTTCTTGATGCCACTGTCTGCCATTAGACTACATCCATGCCAAATCTAAATTCAACATAATTAGTTGTATTTGCATCTTTAACTATTGTTCTTGCCCCAGTGTTTTTTATAACAGAATATCCAGTAAGTCCATATAGGGGGTTTGCTTGTGATTTATTATCTAATCTAAATGCATCTAAAGCAACATAGTAGTCATCACTTGGAGATTCAATCCTTATTGTTGGAGAAACCGCAGTTGAGGCAACAACTGAGCCTGTTTTAAAATATTTGATAGTAGTAGGTGTAACTTCAGTAATTGAAAACAATCCGTCAAACCTTGCAGAGTTTCCTAATCCATTAACAAGTATCTGATCACCAACACTAAATCCGTGTGTTGCGGATGTTGTTAGAGTTACAGTTGTAGAAGTTGCTGCTTTATTGCTAACTAGAGCAGTTCCTTTTATTACAGAAACATAAACTTTTGCTACATCGACTTCGGCCCAAGTAAACCCAGAACTTTTTCTTAAATCTTGTAGTTGCTTAGCAACTGTAATATATCTGCTAGTTGTAAAGTTATGAGTAGTTGTTGATGCCTCTGTTGGATTAGTTGCTGCAAAGGCTGTATCGTCAACGTCTACTTCAAACCTTGCCCATTGTCCTGCACCATGAATATCACTTGATGCAAACTCAAAAAGTATTCTAACACGATCTGGGGCTGGTGCTGATACTAGTTGACTTTTGCTTATTATAGAAAATGCTAGTTTTAATTCATCTGAAGGGGCGTTCTTGCTAAAGTCTAAATTTGCTCCAGTTAAGTGAATGTGGTTTGACTGTGACTGAACCTTAAGTCTTTTAATTCCTCCATCTACTTCAACAGATAGTCCTGAGTTATCTCCTTGAATAAGAATTACGCTATTTAAAAATCTAGATCTTTCATATCTGTTAATTCTTACCTCATCAGTAAAAGTTTTATTGTCTGCGCTTGTTTTAAACACGGGTAGTTTTGTTAATGTTCCGTTAGAATCGTACGCTCTTGTTGTTGTGTTTATTGGATATTCTCCAGAGATTAATCCACTCTCCCCTCCGATTGGAACAAATATAGAAGAGATGGTTGATGGCGTACTGTTCTGTGGGTGATATTCCCAACCTTCAGAATCATTAAATATATAGACAGTCTTGCTGTCATATGCTCCAACTGAAGGGTTTGATCCAGCAGAATATAGTCCTACCTCAGAAATTTCATACCTTTCTTCTGTGGGTAGTTCTGCTGTCAATACAATTTTATTTGCTCCATCTTCATTGATAAAACCTCGTGAAGTTATTGGAACTCTAAACATTTCAAAGTCTAATGAAGTTTTTGAAGAATAGTCTCCCAGAGTAGCATTTGAGTTAATTGGTATTGGCCCACAGCCAATGGCAATGTAAGAAGCATAGGCTGGTGCCTGCCCCACAAGGTATTTTGCTATAATGCTTTTGCCAGTGTTAGTTATCATATTTTTCCCCTAGTATATTGTATCACTAAGTATTGCCCCTGAAGACAACACCTGCACTTCTACCTGTTCATCTGATTGAAGATTGATTAAGTCTATAATAATGCTTCCATAAGTGATTGAGTTTGGATCTTTGTCCATATAAACTATCTTGCAGTTGTCAACCCTCTGTCCACTTACATATGCAAACCCAGTTCCACAATTGGGGATCTTGGTTTCAAGTCTTATTGGAAAATTCTTAAAGTATGTTGCTGAAGTATCCTGTAGTTTTAATATATTCTGTGGATTATATTGGAACAGAATATTTGTCAAAT